GAGGGTGACGGTGCCCGAATACTCCTCGAACACGATCCCGGCGAAGGGGAAGTTGCGGCGCACATCCTGGCGCAGGGGCTGCGCGCCGGTCGCGGCGTAGAACTTGTAGGCTTCCTCGGTTTTCGGATGCGCGATCAGCTTGTCGAAGAATTCCCGGCTGACGAGGGCATGCACATCACTCATGCTTTCGCCGAGGAGGTTGTCCTCCATCGACCGCAAGACCTCGCGCACCTTGCCCTGCACGTTGGTGCCTGCAGTGCCCAAGACAAAATCGACCGAGATTTGTGCCAGACCAAACTCGGTGAAGTAGTTGTAGAGCGTGGTGCCCGCGCCGTCCTTCACGATGCCGCGCAGGGCATTCATCTCCATGTATTCGCGGGTCTGGGCATGCTTGCGGCGCATAAGCTGCAGTTTGCGGTTCATCACCTCGACCAAGGGGTCAGCGCCATCGAAGGCGCCCAGCGCGGGTTGGCCTTGAATGTCACCCGGCAGGATGATGTCGTCATGCGGGATCCACGGCAGCGCGAAGGACCGCATCGACCTGCCTTCCCGGGTGCCAACAGTGGCCGGGCCGCCGAGGGGAACAGAGGGCAGCAGGTTCAGCACGCCCTCGTATTGCTCGATGATGACCGAGCGCTGGCTCACGCCCTCAAAGCGGAAGAGGCCGATCTGGCCAAGGCGGGTGTAGAGGTTGGGCAGGATGTTGATGGCCTGCGTCATCTCGGCCAGCGAATAGCCGCCAGCGTCAAAGGGATTGCGGACAAGGGTCATGGGGTGCTCCAGGGATGTGGGGGAAGAAATGCTGGCGGCGTGCGTCAGACGCCGTCGCGCGGGATGATGCCGACGGCGGCCAATTGGCCAAGTTTGGTTGTGATTTTGGCACCGTCATCAACGGTGGCGTCATAGGCCAGACCTGCGCGCGAGACGATTGAGGGGCCGCGTGCCAAAACGATACCAGTGGCATCGGCCAGCGTGGCGTCGACCGCATAGAGCAGCACAGCGCTGGCGATCTGCGCGCCATCAGTGCCACCGCTGGTCGCTAGCTTATATTTGCCATTGACTGTGATGCGACCAAGGACTGCGCCTGAAGGATAGCGCGTGCCGATCAGCAGGGTGATAACTTCGCGGGTGTAGTTCGGGTTGACCTCATATTTGAGGACATCGCCCATGCTGGGCGGTTCCGTCAGGACGGGCATTGGTCAGTCTCCATATGTTGGGGGATGGGAAGGGGCGCGGGTTCAGCGCTTGGCGTCAGTCGCAGCCTTTTTGGCGGCCGCGATAATCGGACTGTCTTTGGCGGCGGCCGCAGCTGGGGCGGTGGCGATGATACCAGCCGCATCGCTGCGGGCGGCGAGATCGGCCAGCACGCGGGCGCGCAGGGCCTCGGGTTTGACACCCTTGGTGACAGCATCGGCGGCGTCGATGGTCACGCCGAGCCGGGCGGCTTGGGCACAGACCTGCGCCACTTCGGCAGCTTCTGCGCGCACAGCGTCAACAGTCATCGTAGCGGCGTCTGAGGTGATCGTGGCTGCAACGATGGTCGGTTCGGTTGCGATTGGTGCTGCGGCAACCGGTGATGGGTTCGGAGTTTCGGTGGGCGTGGTGGTCATCTGTGGACCCTTTCTGCTGGAGGAACTGGTGCCGCAGGGTGCGGCGGCGAAGGAACGAAAGGCGGTGACGGGATCGGCGAGTTCATCGGCCAGACCGGCGGCAATGGCATCGATGCCGCGAAACACGGCGGCTTCAGTGGCCAGCGCTGCGGCATGGGTCAGGCGATCACCACGACCGGCGGCGACGGTTTCCGCGAAGAGGAAGCGGACCACTTCCAGCTCGCGCTGCATCTGGTCGTGGATGGCTTCGGGCAGGGGCTGATAGGGATTTGCGTCGATCTTGTGCGATCCCGCGTGGATCAGTGTGACCCCGATGCCCTTCTGGTCCAGCGCCCCGCTCATATCGGTATGCAACGCGACAACACCGATGCTGCCGACAGCACCGGTGCGCGGAAGGATGATGCAGTCGGCCTGGGAGGCGAGGACATAGCCCGCAGACAGGGCATGTTCTGCCACAAAAGCGTGGACCGGCTTTTGCGCCCGGGCGGCGCGAATGCGATCCGCCAGATCGAACGCCCCGGCCACCTCGCCACCGAAGCTGTCGATGTCGAGTGCAATGCCAAGCACGCCGGGATCCGCGAGCGCTGCCTGCAGCTGAGCGGCGATACCCTCATACGACGTGAGGCCCGACGACTGCCCGATCCATGCGCCACGGTGCACAAGTGTGCCCGCGATTTCGATCACCGCGATGCCGTCAATCATGGTGAAGGGCTGGCTACCATTGTGCTGGTGGCGCTGGGCGAGATCGTTGCCGAAGAGCGATGTCCGGGCGGGCGGGCTGGCGGCAGTCTGGTCAGTGGCTTCCACATCAATCCCTTGGAAGGTAATCTCTTGCCCGGTGATGCGCGGCCCAAGCCCGGACAGGAAGGCCAGCGCCTTGGCCGGATCCACCATCAACGGCGTGTTGAACGCGCGCTGGGCGATTTGGGCGTGGTGCATCATGCGCTCTCCTTGGAGTCGGGTTTATCGTCGCCGGTGCCATCGGCCTCGTCGTCCTTGGCGCTGTCCTGATCCGTATCTTTCGCCGTGCCTTCACCCGGCGCCTGCGCGGGTGACCCCGGCCGCCGGAAGTCTAGGCCCAGCGCCGCTTCCCGTTTGCGTTCGGCGGCAATTTCGCGGTCGACCTGTTCGGCGTCGTAACCACGCTCGGCCAGAGCTTGGGTTCGGGATTTCAGGCCCGCTTCGATTTGCAGGATCTCGGCCGAGGCGTCCTTCATCGGGTCGATCCAGTCCCACTTGGTCGGCAACCAGGCGCAGGCCTGATATTGCCGCCGCTGGCTGTCATAGCCGGGCAGGTCCAGCGCGCCCGACAGCACAGCCGTGTCCATCCAGCGCACCCAGACGGCCCGGCAGAGCTGATAGACCAGCACGCCATGCTGCCAAGCGGAGATGCGACGGCGGAATTCGATCAGCGATATCCGGGTATTGGAGAAATTGCCCTTCGCCGTGTCGCCAGTCAGATAGCCGTAGGGGATGCCCAGCGCCGCCGCGACCTGCAGAAGCGTCCGATATTGAAACAGCTCATAGGTGCCACCAGAATCTGGCGTGGACGGGGTCGAAACATCTTCACCCGGATCCAGCCGCACCACCTGGCCGGGCTCAACTTCAAGATCCTCGTCGGTGGGGTCCAGCGGGGTTTCCGGCGCGGGCGAGGTGATGAACATCGCGAACATCGCCGCGATCTTTTTGCGCTCCAGCTCGGCGTCGTCGTAGAGGTCCAGCGTGAACAGCTTGACGATGGCGGCGGCAAAGCGCGACACGCCGCGCAACTGGCCCGCTTCGACCGGGTCGAGGACATGGATCACGTCAGCGGCCGGGACCCGGACGGTCTCATTGATGAGGCCGGGATCGGTCAGATCACCCGGATGGCGGCGCAGGAAATGATAGGCGACGCGGCGGCCAATGCCGTCGAATTCGATCCCTTGGCGGATCAGCCCTGCGCCCGGTAGGGTGCGGTTCATGTCCAAGGGCAGCATCTCGGCAGGCAGCATCTGCAGTTGCAGTGGAACGGTTAGGCCGTCTTCCGCGCGACGGGGCCGGATGCGAATGAAGACCTCACCCGATAGAAACACCTCGCGGGCGGCCCGGCGCTGCAAGCCGTAGAAGTCTGTCAGACCTTCAGCGTCTGCATCATCGGTCCAAGCCAGCCACAGCGCCTGCAACTCTTCCTTCTTTGTGGCATCCGCGATGGTCGACGACGGCTTGATGCCATCGCCGACAACATTGCTGGCGAAGGACTCCACAGCATTTGCGGCATAGCCATTATTCCTGGCCAGCCAGCGCGCGCGGGCGGTGATGGTGTCGCCTGATGCTGCGATCAGCGTGTTCACATGGGCGCGGCTGGCGCGGAACCCGCGCAGGCGACGGTGGGCTTGCGCCGCATCAAACCCGC